GTGTCTTTGACGGAGAGGTGACTCTCCCACCCTTTGACACTAGCTATGTGTACAATCGAGCGCTTGAGAAGTTAAATTCAAAAGTGCGCGGGAATCTTGACATAGGCCTCGATGCAATTGAGGCCCGTCAGACTTCCAGGATGGTTACTGGCACGGCCAACCTAATCAGTTGGGCGCGCCACCCATCACGATGGAACACAGGCGATATAGCCAATGGATGGTTGCAGTGGACCTATGGGTGGAAGCCGCTTGCCTTGGATATCTTCGAGGCGTGCGACCAAACCCAGAGGGATCTGCGTGCAAAGTTGGAGGAGGTGAAAGCCTCGTCCACCATCAAGATACGGTTGGATGACAGTAAGTCAACCAAACTAATCACCGACGCCTACTGCCCAATTCATCGGGAAGGGGAAGGAAAGGTTTCAGTCCGCTTTAAGTTGCGGCTGAAACTACTTGATTCATGGGAGATAGGTCTGAGCCAATGGTCCAGCCTGAATCCCGTGTCTCTAGCTTGGGAAGTAATTCCCTATTCCTTTGTCGTTGATTGGTTGATCGACGTTGGTTCCTTTCTTAGGAACTGGGAAACTGCACTCCTTTTTGGGGTTCGTTTCAAAGACGGATATGTCAGCACGCTTGAGGCTTACAAGGGTAAAGAAACTGCCCAAAATAATGCCAATGGCATGTTGTACGGGGTCCCTAACGGGTACCCGCGGTCGTGGTGGCCTGCCGGCGAAGAGCCAAAAGCTTTTCGTCGCTATGTTAACTTCAATCGCACCGTTCTTGCGTCGTGGCCGTACCCTCGTCAACCCACATTTCATGTGGGTCTCGGGTCGCAGAGATTGTTTTCTGCGGCGTCCCTGATCAGGCAACTGCTTGATCGGAATTATCACAGCCCCCGCACGCGCGGTGGGATTTAAAGTGAGGTAACTCATGGCAGCCAGCAATATTGTACTTGCTGACGCACAGGGCACCCCTGTGAACCATACGTTTGTGCCCCTTGGGCCAGACCGCGATGGCATCTTCTGGTTTGAAGATCAAAGCCAAGCTTCTCCGATCGGCTATTGGCGAATCAGCTACCAGCTGAAACGCCCGGTCGTCGGGGCTGCAGGCCAGAACTCCAACCAGCGGACGTATCGCGCAGCTATCGGTTTGCACGAGCCGATTCTTGAGAACGTGACTAACGCCACGATCAACGGGATCGCTCCTGCTCCGACGGTATCTTATGTTCCACGTGGTTTTGTGGAATATGTGATGCCGGAACGGTCATCTTTGCAGAACCGCAAGGATCTGCGTAAGATGTGTTACAACCTTCAAAACGAAACGCAGCTCATCGCGCTCGTCGAGACGCTCGTAACGCCGTACTAGCTGATGGGAGAACCTATGCGCAAGCTTAGCAGTGATGCTATGGAGAGAATTGTTTTCTCTCTGTGCGAGCGGATTGATTCTCCAAGGTCCTTATCTGCGTGGCTGTGTTTTAAGTACAGTCAGGACGCTCTCGTCGAGCTATCCGTTGCAGATATTACAGTACGCGGCACCGCGCAGTTTCAACTTGATTACTTCATAACTGAGTACTTGACAAAGTACAAAGGATTGAAGCTGTCGGTTGATAAACGCGAAGCTGCACTCAGAAAGTGGAAACTTTCTGAGGTTCAGTGCAAAGAGACAAATCAGAGGTTCCGAGGATGGCAGCTTCGACCATTTACTGGTCGCGTTGAAGGTGCCCTATTTAGGGCACAACGTAAAATAGCTGCTGTTCTTGGTTCTCTTCATGTCCCCCTGGTGCTGAACGACTGTAAATGGGGTCCAGGAGCGACGTTCGATATGAATCGAGTCGACGCTACTCCTGACAAAAAGATTTCACAAGCCATTTCGATTACGGGCTCGGCCCTTCCTTTTATGAGGGCGGTTGTTGAGTCTGATCCGCATTGGGCGGCGTGCTTTCTGGGTTGTATTCCAGAAGGCCGTTTCTCATTACTCCAATCCTGCTTTGTGCAGGTGCGGGGTTCGCGGTTCTTAACCGTACCGAAATCCGCCAAAACCGACAGGTGTATAGCTGCAGAACCTACTGGAAATTCTTTTCTCCAGCAGGGTGTTCACAGTTATATGCGTCGTCGATTGCGGCGGTTTGGTGTCGATCTGGATGATCAATCCATCAACCAGGGAAGGGCGCGTGACGCGTTCCGACTCGGGTTGTCCACGCTTGACTTAAGCGCGGCGTCCGACACCATCTCTCGTGAACTTGTGTACCATTTGCTACCGCTCGATTGGGCGCTTTTCCTTGATGCTCTCCGTTCTCCCGAAACTCGGGTGAATGGCGAGTGGATTCGGACTGAAAAGTTCGCGTCCATGGGAAATGCGTTTTGTTTCGAGCTTGAGACTCTGATATTCTGGGCTCTTGCTGGCTCAGTTGAAGAGAATCAAGGTAGCGTAGACTCTGTCACTGTCTATGGCGACGACATTGTCGTGAAACGTGAATCCTATGAGAGCGTTGTAGAAATACTTACTCTCTGCGGGTTTACGATAAACGGCAGTAAGTCGTTTAAAGACGGTGACTTCTTCGAATCCTGCGGTAAGCATTACTACCGTGGAACCGAAGTGACGCCAGTCTACCAGAAGGCTCTGTTAGATCATCCTTCTGAACTTGTACGTGCACACAACCGTTTAGTCAGGTTGAATTCCCGCCTTCCTGATCACCTTACAATGGTGACCAAGGGGGCCGAGAAGATACTGAGCAATCTGTATCCTCTTCGTCCATTCCCTAGAGTCCCTTACGGGGTCTCTGAGGATGGTGGGTTCTTGCGTCCTCGAGAAGACTTTCTTCTCGATCGAAATCGTGGATTTAAGTGCCACGTTCTCGACTACTGTCCCCGATTCGTTGGGGCCCGTGAAGACGCAATGTACGCGTACAAACTTCGTCGGTTTCAGCAGCAGAACTCCCTGAAAGGAGGGTATGCTGCTAACGCCACGAAGGGTACTTGGCGGACGAAAGTCCGCTGGGTTCACGAGTCATCTACCCACGATCCATTGTGGCTAGACGGCTTGTCCACGTAACTTAATAACGTGG